TTTATTGGTGCGAGGAAAGGGACTTGAACCCGAAATCAGCACAATAATCGATAAAAACACATACAAACTGATTTTTTATTCCCTGATATTCCGTCATTTTATAATAACCTGCCGCAATGCATCGAAATGGAATTGACAAAGAAATATGTCAAAATTTATGTCAGATACACCAATTCAATGTCAATAGAAAGGGAACCTTCAACAAAGCTTATTTTTGTTCCATTTAAACCTCTTCCCGAAACAATCCGGATACTGGGAGTAACGCCGGAAGATCGGGGCATTTCTTTGCTATAAAAAAGAAGGCGCTAGATCTTTGCACCTCCTTAAGTGTTAGCGACTACCGCGGCAGAAGCAACACCATCATTATACACTATTTCCCCTCAATGTCAATAATACCTTGATCTGCTATTTCTTATATTTTTCAATCACCGGCTTGTAATAGACTTCCTCGGCCTTCTTTCTTGCTTCGATCGCGTCTTCAAGATTATCAAACAGACCTAGATGGATTCGCTTTCCCTGGAATCCAATGTTCGCAACCCATTTATCCAGCTGAGAATGCTTGCTCACGCCCTTATGTCCGGACGTATTGTTCTTTGAAATTACTGAGCTTTGAATCCTGCCAAGCGACGTGCCATCAACTACATCCTTCTGCTTCCGATCCGGCATATCTGCAGCATTCTTTTCGAGTTTAAGACAACCGCAGCTCCTTGTCCGACCATTACGGAGTGACGGACTTTTTACAGTGATTTCTTTTCCGCATTCACATCGGCAGAGCCACAGCACATTTTTACTCTGATCGAGACCAACACGTTTTAAAACGGTGAGCCTGCCGAATGTTTTGCCGGTCAGATCAATGATATTGCTTTTGGTTTTGCATCCGCAATGGGTCTTTTTGCCTGATGTTAATTGATAGCCGCGGACTGTGATGATATTACCACAGTCGCATCGACACAGCCACGCGCAGTGGGTGTCTTTGCCGATATTGGGGGCGCGTTCCAGGACAAGAAGGTGGATGAAGCGTTGGTTTGTTAAGTCTTTCATGGTTAGATACCTCAACGATATTACAAAATTCTGTAAACCCTATAGCGCCTGATTAAGAGTCAGGTGAGAATAGCTAAACAAATTATTCTTGCAACCATTTAGCCATTCTGCCTTCATATTTATATTTCATCTTTTTTATTTTTCAAGTTCATATAAACTAAAACTATTATCTTTCAAATTGTCTTCCAATTCTTCTATATAAAACTCAATTTTATATTTCTCAAGCCAATTTTGAAAAAATTTTTCAAGACTTTCCTTATCAACAGTTACATCGTTAGGAATTACGTTATATCCTAAAACTTCTTCTGTCATTAGCCCTGTTTTAAATATAAAAACAACCTTTTTTATTCCGTTTATAGAAATATTTAGCACATATTTTGCCATTTGAGGGACTACTTTACCATTGTATTCATTTCTTACTTTAGTAACATTATTGGGACTATTTTTCATATCTTTTGTGATATTCGGTATCTTTTCTCCAAATTTCAAAAATATCTTTTTGTTCGAGGTATTCACTTGAAGAATTATATCATTTCCATTAAACTTTACTTCCGGTACCATATATGAAAACTTCTCTGTTTCTATTCTTTCAGTATGAAACGGACTTAAGATTAACGGCGTGTCATATCGCTTTACACCAATTTTATACTCATTGTTTACAATTATAAACATTTCTTTGATTACAATCGCTTTAGCTGTCTTATTTTCAATCACAACTGAAAATGACTCTCCTTCGGAGTTTGAAGATGATTGTCCGAACGTAATAAACTTTATTTTCTTTGAAACAAAAGAAAAATGAAAAGTGTATATCGTAATTAGAAGTATACAAATATCAGCTGCAAAATTTGTCCATTCACGAATAATAGTCAAAATTTCTATATTCAAATTTCATTCCACCAATCTTCATTATAGTATTTTAAACTCATCAATACTACCCCATACCAAAAAGCCCGCACACCGTAAGGCCCTTTAATATAAGGTAGATTTTAGTAATTCGTGATTATTACTTCTTTGTATTCTTTATCTTTCCCATCATACCGCTCAAGCAGCGAATTCCTCCGGCTAACTTCAATCAGGTTAAAATCCTGGTACAATTCCCGGATAAAATCATCATTGTTATAACTCAGTATAAACTTTCCTTTGATTTGTTTCAAGGCATCTTGCAATCTTTTGTGATCCACATCGATGAAACCGGTCTGATAATATTTTTCTGTTCCGTGATAGGGTGGATCAAGATAGAAAAGCGCCCCGGGACGATCATGAACCTTGATGATCCGCTCAAAATCTCTGTTTTCAATGACCACGCCATTTAATCGGTCGCTGATCTCACTCAAGTAATCGGTGCTTTTGCTCAGATTTTTCTTTGTCCCTCCGTAGGTTTTTCTATCGGCTCCATATGATGTTTTGATGATCATGAAATACCGTCCGGCCCGTTGGATGTCGGTTAATCCTCGCATATCAAGCTGAGATTTGAAGTCGTCGAAGAACTCCCGGGAATTCAGGACGCAGGATATTTCCTTTTTTACCTCATCCGGGTGATACTTCACGCAGCGAAATAAATTGGCCAGCTGGCCATCATAATCATTATAAATCTCCAGATCGGCATGCTTATCTTTTGCAAAGAGTACCCATCCGGCACCACCAAAGACTTCAATGTATCGATCAAAGTCATTTGGGAACATTTCAATTATTGTTTTTCTTAACAGGCGTTTCCCGCCAATCCATGGTATAAAACTATTCATTCTTCCTCCATAATATAAAATAGGGCCACCCCGAAAGGTGGCCTGAATCCACTTGACGAATTTTCGGTCAAGAACATTATATTTTCATCACAAAAACGTCAAGATCTGTTTACATTTCAAAACCAAACGTAAACCTTACGCTGCTTGCTGACAATAAACTCCGCATCCTGGTGGTTCAAGATGCGTAAATCCATCAATTTCGTAATACCTTGCCCCGCATCCGGTCAGGTCGTTGGCAGCAACTGCCACCTCATAAGCACTGTGACCAGGTACCACAATGTCGACCGCTTGCCAGGTTGTATGATAAGATCCCGGAATACCACCCCAGTGATCATTACATTGTTCACAGCGGATCATTGATGTAATGATCACAGCAGTTCCAAAGTAATTTCGAACAGCCTCTAAAATATTCAGCAAATATGGCATGTTCTGGGCCATTAATTCCTGTTCTGGGTATCCATTACAATAGCCAAAACCATATTTCCATTCTGTGCAATCGCATGATACTTCCTTTTTTGAGAAATGTGGTGACACCATATCGGTGTTTATAGCGGGGTCCTGCGCTGGTGGGGCCACATACTCCACAAATCCATCGACGCCATCGGTTTTCAGGCTTACGCCTTTTGCGAATACCATGATCCGGATCGCTTCAGCCTGAAGATCAAGTCCAACAGTTCCGGCCAACTCACCGCCGCACATCCAATTCATCCAACCACGGTTCCGCACGTGCACTTGGAACCAGATATCATATTTGTCAGCGTCCGGCCCAAACAATTCCAACTGGATCGCCTGCAGAGCAAGCCCCTGGCCAACAGTGCCACAAATATCACCATCATATACCGGGTCCATCCAGCCAATGTTCTGAACATGCGCTCGACACATGACGTGTATATCAAAATCGTCAGGCTTTTCCAGCTTGCACGTAATGGCTTCCAATCGTCTGCCTTGACCGGTTGTCCCTGCATCGACTCCATTTCGCACTTCTGGTTCCCAGCCAATATCCTGAACGTGGCCGGCATAAACTGTGTTAATTGCAAAAACATTACTACTCATTACTGCACCGCCTTTTCAGCGGCCGCATTGACCGCTTCTTCCTGCTCTGCCAATAATTTATTCGACTGATCCATGATCGCTTTGACCGCTGCATCTTTTAAATTTTTCATTATGACATCCGATTGCTGAGCCGAGGCTGTCAGGCTATTATTCTTCCAAGCCGCCCAGATAGCCGAAGCAACCATAGCAACCCCCGAAAGCAACGAATACAGCTCTGTCTCTGAAACCGCGATCGGGTTCATACCGCTCGCAGTCAAAACTGCATTCGTCATTGTTAAAACCAATACTGCCAACCGAATCCATACATCTTTTGATACACCTTTTAAATTCATTTCTTATTTCTCCTTTTCTACAATATCATCAATGCGCTTATGCGCTGACTTTGCCGATGCTTCTACATCACAAACACGTTCAAGCAACTCTATGTGCTTGTCTGCCTGCTTTTCTAATTTCTTATCAATCCCATCGACGCTGGACTTTATATAGCCCATGTCCGATGTGATGGTCGCAATGCTGGCCCCCTCAGCCTTGTCATCCTTGGCTTTGGATCTGCCAAACACTAACCAAGCGATTACAAAACTGCCAACAGTGCAAACTAAGCCCGTCACAACTATAATGTCTACATTCATAAACCGTCCCCTTTCAGATTTTTGGGTAATAAAAAAACAGCCTAAGCTGCTGCGTTCATCAATCCAACAAGTTCAGTGTACTGATCTTGCGTGATTCGATTTCCGAGTAAAAACACATCAAGCTTTTTAAGCATGTCGTCATGCTCATAGTTACCGTTCGTAATCATCATCTTTGCTACTTTGTAAGTCATTTCAGCTCCTCCTTTCCATTAAATTCCTGATTGCATTTCCATTAAAACGGTCTGATATTGGGTTTCCAGATAGTTTGCTCGGATAATTTCGTCGATGGAGGGTTGCTGTTCAGTCGGCTCTGGTTCTGATATCACCGGCTCAACCTTCATAATCTTTTCAACTGTACCGGTATCATAGGTTCGCTCGATGTAGGTATAACCGTTTTCTAATATCTCTTGTTCGTTTGTAATTTTCATTAATTTTCTCCTTTAATCATCCAAGTAATATTCACACACCGTCTTCAAGTTCGAGCTGTCCTTTATAACGCTTACAGCTAAAGACGTATTAAATCGGATAGGATGAGGGATAATAAATAGCCCACCATCACCCGCAGCAAGTTGCGCTTCAGAGTAAGGGTATAATAAAGGGGTTGTTGCTATTGCTGCTAAGCTACCGTTTATTGCAGTTCCAGGAAGTGACCCGCATACTGGCAATATCGGGAGTCCAGCAGACCCTAACCCACATAAAATCTGATCAGCTATTCCGTGAGCACAGAGATTATTTAGTGGTGTTGGGTTGTTTCTAATATTTAAAACAGTTTCCCCGTCTATAACAATTTGTATCTGAGCGATATAATTTCCAGCAGAAACACTGTTGACATTAAAAGATGACTTAAGAAAGCCTGAGCCACTGATACTTAAAATCTGCGTCAATGAACTGTATGCATTCGCATCATAGAGTTTTCTATACCCTTTGCCGTTTGGAGATGTTGCAGTAACTTCTTTCCCTAAATTGACAATTCTCCCCATATCAGTTCACCTGCTCTTCCATGCCGTAAACGGTTATATTTACATCCGTCCCGGCATCTTGTTTAAACCCCAGCGTTTCCCCGGCTGCTAAAATAATTTTATTATCCGAAATAATTTCACTTGAATCAGCCGCAATCTCGATGTTATGAGCGAGCTGATTAGCGCTTGCCAGCCCGTGCGCAAAAATCGCCAGCTTTCGGGCTGTTGTGGTATTCTGATTATCCGCCCAAATCTCAACAATCTGTGCGCGGTATCCGGTTGGTGCCGTATATTTTGCTGTTGCCGTGGCGCTTGTTGCGCCTTGAAATAGTTTCTTTGGTGTTACATCTCCTATGGCCATTTACATTCCTCCCATTCTTATTCTTCTATTCTGGTTTATCATTGCCGTGGCTGTTGCCGTTGAAATCGGCTTATTCGCATCAGATGTGTTATCGACGTTCCCCAGGCCAACTTGGGCTTTTGTTACAGCGTGAGGATTTGAGGTTGCTGCTTCATGCGCGGTTATCATATTTAGCAAATTACCTGCCGCATCGCCACTCAAGGCGTTTTGAATTGTAGAAAACCAGGTGTTCCATGATTGTTGCAAGTTAGTTTTCAGTTGATCGAATTCTAAATGCTTATCATCGGCATATTGAGTCAATTCATCATTATACTGTTGCTCTTTTTCAGAGAACCATGCTTGATATTGATTAAACAATGTTGTTACGTCAACTTGCTGTACCAGAGCATGCACAATTCCACACAAATCATTACTCAACCTGGTATCCGTAATATTTGCCTGTGATATTGCCGTAACATTTGCACCAACCCGAATATCTGCAATAGCCAATTCCCAAATATCGCTGTTTCTCGTCAATTCAGGTGCCACCGGTGACGCCGCTGGCGTACCCGTAATAACACCAACCATGATTTCACGATTATTTGAAACCCAACGGATTACAACCCGGTCAATTCTGGGATTTATATATGCAGGTTCCAAAGTTTTCACAAGATTATCTGGATTCCAATATAGGTATCCATTGATCCAGGCTTTGCCTGGCATGATCGTGACTGTCATCGGATTTTCTTCATTTACCATAACCTGAGTATTTGTTGATGGGTTTGGAAATATGCCATTCGCTATCAATGTACTGAAAAACATAGCAAAGTCTTCAGCTAGATACACCCTATCGTCATTTACATCATTGAAGAAATAGCTCTTCTCTGCCACTTAATCACCTCTTTCTATACGATCTCATTTGTTTCTGTTGAAATCTCTTTTATTTTTGCGGCCACCGTTTTTGAAGGATTTCCAGTTGTTAACTCAATGGTCTCAGCTGCTTCATAGATTTCCCGGACTTCGGCAATCCGTTGGGACTCATAACCGGTTGAAGTATGAACTGTCACTATATCACCCAGATCCCAATCCACTTCATAGATGAAATTATTATTCGTGATCTCCATCTCTGAGCTTTTGACAATCACGGTTTCTGACAGCTTTGCGTTCCCCCGACTATACAAACCATCGGTTGTGTTTAAATCCCTGGCATCCACGACCAGCTCACGGCGTTTTAACCCTGAAATATCATCACCATTTGTCACTTTCACAACTTCACGGGCTGCCCCTTCTCCCTGGCCGGCAACATAAGCATAATTCTTATAATTCGATGTATTAACAGATCTCACAGTATTCTTCATGTTTTTAAATTTTTTAGAAAAAGTCACTGGTGAATTGATACTCTGTTCATGACTCCGGTCGACACCTTGTATCACATCAAAAATTAATTGCCTGTTGACCTGATCCACTTCAACCGTCCACCCTAACCCAGTTAATGTGGTAATATTTTCAGCTTCTTTTGCTAGATTCTTGTAACGGCTATTCCAGAGAACCGATTCCCCACGGTTTTGATTTTCTGCCATAACTAAACCAGGAATAACCCTGGTCGCATCCACCGGATTGATGCAATTCAAATTGACAAGATTCTTAATCAGGGTTTCCCCATTTGCAGTCAACGTCTGATAAGCTTGTCCAACTGGCGGAATAGTGATCCTCCGGTTTAGAATACTTTTGACATCTTTTCCCTTTACTGTAACCGTATTGCTTTTTTCGTTTTCCTCAACACTTTCAATGATGAAGGATTTCTTTCTTGACAGGTAAATATAATAGTTTTCTTTGAAATATTCAGCGTATTTGATCCCTAAAACAATCTGAAATTCTCCCGGGGCCGTTAAATTACGCTCAAAATAAAAAGACGAATAAGCCCTGATGCTTGTTAAAAAGCTCAGATCGTCTTTCAGAATCTTTATTAATTGTCTTCCCATCTTTTTCACCTTATATAACAAAATAGCGGTTCTTATACTTAATAAAAACCGTTTGAGGTATACTGTCCCCTTCTGTAGAATAGGAAATGATATTCTTTCCCTGCTCCAATAAAAAGAAATCACTGTCAATGTCAATATATCCATAGCCAGATTCCGTCACAACTCCGCCGTTTTGAATCTCTACCTTGATATTTTCATAATCAGAGTAGATGTACAATAAATCACCAGTAACAATCTGCTTATTGATCTTGATAAACTTATCACCATTCAGAATAATCTTTGGGTTGAGTGCTGGGCCATAGAACAGAACTTCAATGGGTGTATCAATATCACCGTCGTTAATGATCTCAATCTGCTTCGGTCCCTGGATCCCCATTTTTATACCGCCTGCCTTGAAGGTGAACAGTTTAAATTGTGGGATCCAGGTTTCAATCTTGATACTATCGCCGTTCTTGTCTCTGAAATAAGGATCAAAGCATTGGAATTCGATTTTAAATGACAACAGAACATCATTTGAGGTTTTATAATCTGTCGAGTATTGTACTGTACCATCCGGGTAGCCGTTGATTTCCCGATACTCCCCGTTTTTAAGCGTCCGGATTAGTATTTCATCTTTTGGGTTGATGATATGGTCAATCTGCTTTTTAATATCATCAATGGTATTGTTTTGATTCCCGATAATGGCCGCCTCGATTGTAATAAACCTGGGATCCATCGCCACATCCTGAAGGGTCTGGCCGTCCTGCCCGACACCTTTTACCGCCGTAAAGCTCGCTGGTACCGTCCCCGGGTCAAAGTTCTGAAGTAATACCCCGGTTGTCTGGATAATCGGATAGATGGCAAAACTTTCGCCGTTTCTCAGATTTTTTATAAATACATTATCCGGTTTCATGTCTGGCCTCCTAAATGATATTTTCTATGGCTTTTTTTGCTGCTCGCGCTACCTGATATGGGCTATCCACATTCCCATAGAAATTAAACTCCTGACTGACTTCTTTGCTATTATCCGTATTGCCCTGAGTGTAATCCCTGTTTTCTTCTTCCGTCAAAACACGCTCACCTTTATGAAGCGTGGCTTTGAACCCATCATACGGCACATAATTCAGTCCATTATAATATGATCCGCCGCCGCCTCCACCGCCACCGCCGCTTCCGGTGCCACCAGTTGTTGTATAGACCAGTTCAGCATATTTTGTTTCAAAAACAAGGCCGTTCCATGTCCATTCAGCCTGTTGGAAAACTCCGATCTGTGAATCCGCATTAGAATCAACAATTGCATCTTTATGCCCTGGGAACCAACTTGCCCACCAGTTTTTCGTCTGATCCCAATTACTGAGGATTTCGCCGGTATTGGTATCAACCGTATTTCCTAAATCATCATAGGAATTTGCCAGAACTACAACACCCTGATCCTTTGTTGCTTGAGCCGCAGATATCGTTTCATCGCGCTGCCGCCCTGCATCAGCAATCATCTGATCGGCCATCTCCTGAGTGGCAATTGTCCCATCTTCTTTCATCTGGTTGATAATCTTGATTTTTTCAGCATATTCTGTATTTGCTGCATCAACAGACTTAACACGCTGATCCTCAAGGGTTTTAATGTGTTCGCTTGCGGTTTCTGCAGTGATTCGTCCATCTTGATCTTTTATACGGCCTAAAATAACTGCGCTTTCTGCCTCCGTTTCGGACAAGGTCGTAACAGCGGATGTTTTCATTTCTCCCTGAATCGTTGCAATTGTGGCCTGCTCTTCAGAAGTGATACTCCGATGTTCATCAGCGGCCTTTTGCAAAATGGTCTGAATATCTGCTTGATGTTTTTCATTTTCTGCTTTTGTTGTTTCTAAATAAGTTTTTAAATTTGCCAAGGTTGTGGCTTGATCTTCTGCAGTAATACTACTTGAATTGGCGAAAAAACTCTGCAGCTGTGTAAGCCGGGTATTATAATCACTCTCCAAACTGGCATTGATTGTTTGCCCCATCGTGGCATATTTGGTTGTCATATCTGTTGCAATTTCCTGAGTAACGGTTGTACTATTCAGATAGAGATTCATGAGACTCTTTTGGGCTTCAGTGTCTAAACTCATATAGGCATTGACCGCCGTTTTGGTCGCTTCGGATATGGTAACAGACGATTGACTAACTGCTAATGCTGTTGTGCCAGTATTTACAGCCAGAGATTGGTTCATTTCATCCAGTTTGGACGTAAATATGTCAACTTGTGGAACAACATCAGCATTTAACTGGGCGTAGGCCTCAGATCCTGTCACTGCTACACCAGCAACCGCTAACCCTAAAAGTCCAACGGACGTTGCTGCAGTTGCTGCGCTTGTGCCTAAAACTCCTGATAAAACACCACCTAATGTGCTTGACGCTCCGGCTGTTGTCGCTGCTGCTGCACCAGTTGCTGCAACCTCCGTGGTTAATGCTGCCGTACTGGCTGCGGTTGTTGTAGCTGCAGCTCCAGCTGCTGCCGTTTCTGCTGTCATCGCAGCTGTTCCAGCACTGGCCACGGTCGAAGCCGTTCCCAGACTGGATAATCCAGCATTAATTCCTTCAATCAAAGGTTTAACTTTGGTATAAGCTGTGACAGCAGTGCCCGCTGCTGAAACCAAAGGACCAATCGCAATCAAAACCAGCCCTGCATCAACAATAAATTTCTGCTGACCATCACTCATACTGCTGAATGCATGGGCAACATTCGTAATCACGCCAGCCAGTTCAACCATTGCTGGAGCCATAGCTCCGCCAAGCTCTATCCCGGCGTTTTTAAGTTCGTTAACAGCTGCTTTGAGTTGTTCCAGCGGATCAGCATTAAGCTTATCCACTGCTGCTTGGGTCGCACCTGCTGAATTCTCAATTTTATTCAGAAATTCGTTGTATTGCTCACCGTTTTGAGACGCCATAACGAGAGCGGCTGTTCCAGCTTCCACAGACCCGAACATGTCTTTTAATGTCATTCCAGATGCTGCAGCATATTGACTCAACATATTAAGAATGTCTGCCGTTGGTACGCCTTCCGCTTTTAACTGCGCAAATCCTTTGCCGGATAATTCCCTCAATGCCTGGTCGGCTACTGATCCAGTTTTTCCGAGTTCTGACAGCATTGATTTAATATAGGTACCTGCTTCAGCCGTTTCGATCCCATTAAATGTCAATTGCGCATAAGCTGCTGAAAGCTCACTCATCCCAAAATTAACACTGTTTGCAACCGGGATGACTTTCCCCATGCTTTGGGCCAGTTCGTCAACAGTCGTTTTCCCAAGGTTCTGGGTTTCGATGAGCATATCAGAAATTTTAGTAGCATCAGAAGCTGACATGCCATAACCATTAATGGCTGTTGTTAAAACATCAACTGCCAAGGCACCTGTGGTGAAACCACCTCTGGCCAGATCCATGGCTTTTGTTGTAAAACCAATCGCCTCAGTCTGGTCAACACCGGCAGATATGGATTCATAAACAGCATTGGTATAATCACCGATGGCGACTTTGCTATCATTGGAACCCTGAATAATTGCTTCTTTGTAATCGCCAAAATTTACGACGCCATCGTCCAGAAGGGTTGAAACTTTTGTGAAGCTGTTTCCAAATTCCAGCGCCATTGCTACTGAACCAGCCGCTACAGCTGCAAGGGGGACCGAGACATGTTTTGTAAGGCTCCCACCAATATCAGTCAGCTTTTCACCTACTTTGGCCGTATCAGCCAATGATTTACTGATATTATTTGCTTCAGCAACACCCAAAGCGGCTGCTTCGCTCATATCACTTTTAAACCCGGTAATCTCAGCCTTTAACTCGACCACTAAAGGCGCAAGCTCAATACCACCTGTTAAACTCATCGTCTCCCCCTTTCCGAAAATTCTCTGATTTTATCTTCATCTGCGTCAGTCTGCTTATACCGCCAGAGATTCTTTAAAAGCTCCCGGCCTTCTTTTGACTGATTCATAACATCGATCCAGGATTCTTTCCGGTAAAGCATATAGGCCCCATAGTTCAGATTCAAAACCTCATCGAAATTCAGTCCGGTATAGTTTGCGATCCGCTTTATCTCAAAAGTTAAAAGCAAATAATGACTCTCCCAATCCTCACGCTTGAAATGTTTTGAGGCAATCGCCTCGCCTATTTCGCCTTCTGGGATTGGGATTTTGAGTTTGGGTCGGTTTCCAATTCAACCCTTGCATTAAATATGGCTGTCACCACTAACATAATTCCGTTAAGTGGGATTCTTTTAACAAGATCCATTGGGATCTCTTTACCTTCAAGATTGTCATTCAGCAGCAAATGGGCTGATTTCTGTTTGATTTCATAATCGGTTGCCCGATCTTTTCCGATACCTTTTTCCAATTCAGCAATTCGTCCCATGTTGGCCACCGATGGCATTTTTACATGAAGCAAATCATCGCCTAACTGAATCTCTACAGACTTATTAATATACGCATTTAAATCAATCATTTTTTCTCACTTTCTAAAATAGAAAAAGCGCATCTTTCGACACGCTTTTAGCTTTTTCTCTTTATTAATTTGTAATTGGAATTGTTATTTCCCCCAGTTTTTGATTGTCGGCCCGCCTAAAAATAGCTGTGATGTTCTTACTGTCATTTAGTAAAGCATATGCAATCGATGCTGCACACTTCCCGCCAATCGGTGCATCTTGTACTAACCGCGATTTATCCAACACGCCTGCAGTATTTAAAATCGTTCCTGAATCATCCATAACTTGGAATGCTCCAGCAGGAATATTTAAATCCTCCCCATTCGCACCAGTATAATTTTGATTTAAATATGAATAATCTAAAAACACGACACTTTCGGGTGTTTGCCCGGTTGTTGGATTTCTCTCTTCTGTTGTACGCACGCCTTCGATTGTTAGGGTGTAATTTCCGTGCTCAGTATTAACTTGGAGCGGCTGATTCAGTGTCATTTTTGGGATACTTGTACTAGCCTGGTTAGTGTTTCCGCTTGCCCCCGTTGTACCGTTACTGCATCCCCCCAATAATAACGAAACCAACACCAATAATATAACCATTATCTTTTTCATTCGTTTCACCTCTATAATAAATTAACTAAATTATAGACCTTGAATCATCTTAAAACAAGAAAGATATTATGCTGGTAATGCTGCCGCCTCTTCATCGGTCAGTTCTTCCTCGAACGACGCCAGATAGTTTTTGATATACTCAATTGCTGTAAGTTCTGCATCAACAGTCAATTCTTTGTCTGAGAATTCCATTGAGAAACCATTTCCGCCCTGGGCAATCATGGTAAACCGGATCTTCTTCCCATTTTCTTTTTCATGAACAAACCGAACTAAAACGGTTTTCAGACTGCCGCCGCCACCAAAGGTCAGTGTTCTGGTTTTCTTGATCTTATCAGCCACAAAGGTTGCAGTTGATAAAAGCTCAAGGTTTTCCAGTTTCCAGCGTAAAATACCCGTTTTGGCTGTAATTTCTTCTTTTGTGATAAAGCTTTTAACCACGTTCCCATATTGGTTGGTTACATCGTATTTATCCGGCTTGTAATCAATAGAAAAACCACCAGAACAATGACCCACGTTATTGGCATCTGTTTCGATTGTCGTATGTTCCGGGATGACCGTCCCGGTGAATTCGTACATAAAGACCTCACCGGCCCCCAAGATAATTTCTTGATTATCCAAACTCATTTATTTTTCCCTCCATTTGATAATGTAAATCAGTGTTAATTCGTACATCTGAGGGCCATCATTAAACAAGATCCCCCCGCCACTTAACGCTGATTTGAATTTTGTGTTGTTATAAGCAACAAACGGATCACTATCTGCATGATCCAGAGTCGCATTCAATTCTTTTTCAATCGCTTTGCAATCGTCGTAATCACTCCAGATCACTTTTAATGTCAATTGCGATTGCTTGACCGTTCCGCCCAGCACAGGGGTAAAGGTATAGACAATGCTGAGGGCAGAGATATCATCAGTAAAAACTGGGAACAACCTGCCGTTTAGGCTAATATTCTCATTAATATAGTTTTTTACATCAATTTCCATGTTATTCACCCAGTATTCCGACAATCTTCCCCATACTCTCTGATCTTGCATCTTCCAGATAAGGCTGCGGCTTTTGGCCACGAGTGATCCATCCCGTTGAATACTTCCCAGAAATCCCAGCCGGCACAAACCACGGCGTTTTTCGACCATCCCCGTTTTTGGCATAAATACCGGTGCCGTTATGGACATAGGGCGCATAACCAACGGTATTGCCAATCCTACCAACGATAGCCGCTTCACTGACCTTCACATCTGATTGTATATCTGCCCTTAGAGCCCCAGTATCAACCGGGCATTTCTGCTTTGCGGATCGTTCCACCGTCAGGCAGGCTTTGTTCATGTTTGCACTCAGCTTCAGGATGATGGCCAGCGTAGCATTTTCAACGCTGGTTATGAATTCTCCATTGTCGCTCATGTCTCCACCTTCTTTAACAATAGATTAGTCATCCGGTAATCGCCGGCTGCACTTAAAATCTCATAAATCTCACCATTGCTGTCCTTTAGCCGGTTTTTCCCGGCTTTTATGCCTTTTGAATATGTAATTCCACTATGAGTTGATTCCTGGTATTTTACACTTTGGTAAAGCCTCGTTTCATTGATCTGGCTGATTGAGACCTGGATAGTCTTTAAATCTGTCCAGGTGATCTTTTTCGCACCGCTGGCTGTCGTTACCGTTGTTTCGTTTTGCAAGATAAAAGCTTTTGTTCTTGTGGCCATACTCATAATCTCACCCGCCTTAACCGGATGATTCTTTTCATCAGGTCCGCGGGATATCCATCAATGAAGTTTTCAGATGTTCCGCTTACGCTGGTGCTGGAAATACCCTCATAACCTAACCGGTTGATCTTCAAAAGCGCCATTTCCTTTAAAACAGGTAACGCCGCTGCAGGCAAATCCAAATCATCCGGGTAATTCGTCAACTGCCTGAATTCAATCTGCGCATCGGCAACCAGATCAGCTAATAACCCGGCGTTGATATTCTCAACACCGGGCCGTAATTTGAGCATTGCTAATAGTTGTTCGCCCATTCTATCCCCTCCTTATCGGGCCGGGATTATTTTTTGATCTTTGCCAGCACCACTTTAGATGTATTTGATAAGGCCACCGCGTAATGCTTATCGACGGAAATATCAGTCTTTCGCGACAGTGACACCCGGTCAGTTTCCACATTGGTATCCCGTTTCAGGTAAACAGTCAGGGCCGGTGCTTCATCTTCGGTTTCAGTTTCGGTTTCCAATTTGACAATTGGATTGAAATAGACCGCCGTGGTCTTTTTCAGAACAAATTCACCAACTTTTGCAATCGGCAGAGATTCAGCGACTGTCGAGAGTAGCACTTGTGAAGCTGTTGGTGTTCCTGATTCGATGATTGCCAACGCACCGGAATCACCTTCAGCACAGGCCGCATACCATTCAGCGAATTCCTTCACACGTCGTGATGGAACAATTCGGGTATTGGCCACAGTCCCAATTTCCCCCGACACCATCACGCCGCTGGTATATTTGTCAGCGCTGATAAAATCAGAATCTTTTCTGAGCTTTGTCACCTGATTCGGATGCACGAACATGACCTTTTGCGCATTGATTTCCTCGTTGAAAAGGTCAATAGCGTCCACAATCCCAGCGTAAGCGATCTGGGCACCTGATCCATCATAGATCAACTGAGCATTGAACAAGGCATCCATCGCATCGGCATCAGCCTTTGACGCAATCGCTTTGGCCAGCTGGTTGTTTGTTTCACCAACCGGGTTTCCGTAACCGCTTAATACAGCTTCATCGGTCAACTCCACGGCTTTCATAGCCTTTTTCACCTTAACCTGAGTGGTGGAAGATGTCAGTTTGACCGTTTCAGCGGCCACACCTTCAGCAACATCCACGGCATCCCCAATGTAGGCATATTGTGGCACGGTGATAGTATCCCCCGGCTGACCGGTCAAAGTGGAATCCACCTTTGCAAAAGGTGTTACAATAATTTTGTCAGGTACTTTTGCGGAAATCATGTCCGCCATTACCTCCGGGTTGATTAGATCTGATAATGTTGTTGTTAAATTTGGCATATTTTATTTCTCCATTTCTTTTATTAGTTTGAATTCAGCTGATCATACAGCTCTTTATTTGTTTTATAGAGTTCAACTCTCTGGTTATATCCCATTTTGACAAACTGTTCTTTTGTTACATCTCCGGCGGGGCTACCAGTATTTTCCGGCGTTCTCCCGGATACCTGGCTTTCAAAGAGATCTTTATAAGATTCTTTAAGACCGCTGATTTGCTCATCAATGCCGATGACCTTGCCATCATCTCCAATGATCAGCTTTTCCCGGTCAATCTTACCGGTCAAAAGGTCGCTGTGTTTTGCTTTACTGCCAAGCAAAGCTTTTTCAATAGCTGTATTAATCGTGATATCTTTCATCTGTTTGTCAAAATCGGCTTTTTGAGTCTTTAACGCTTCTTCGTGCTGCTTGATTGTATTCTGCAAAGCTTCGTTGTCCTGGTTGTCCGCTTTCAGGTCCGTGATAGTCTTATTCGCTGTTTTTAGTTGGGTGTTCAGATCATTGAAAGTCTCCTTCGGTACCGCATTTTTGGGAAACTCACCATTGATCTGGGTCATTAACCCATCAATATCAAGCTTGCCATCCTCACTGATCGTCGCAGCTTCTAAAATCTTTTTTAACCATTCGTTCATTTTCTACATCCTCCATAGTTTTTTATGGTGGTCACTACCCACCTGGGATTCTTTTGCCGGTTGTTCTTTATGCCCTGCAACTTGCCAAAAAGGGCGAAAAAATAAGACCTTAACCCTGGTCTTCTGGGAGATAAGAAATCACCTCCGATTCTGCTCACAAATACCTGTTTCTAAAAATCGACAATACCAACGATTAATACAAAATTTGCAATCTTCATCTTTTGGGTAATCGTTCATACTCTTTTTCCTTGACTCTGATATTTCCTCCAGAATAAAAAATGCACCCAGTCTGTCGGTAAGGATCTTTGAGGACTGGATCAAGACAATGGCCGCTTCGGTTAAAATCACAATTCAAGTGATCACATTCAAGCATTATTTCCCCCTTTCCCTGCTTTTGCCGCTTCAATCACAGGAATATAAGTGCATCTGCAGTTGGGATGGACCGGCAATATAGGCGCCTTTCCAATTTCAAAGATTTGGCCATCCAACGGGCCACAGGTTTCACAAGTTCTTTCATCCTCTGCTGCCAGATACTCCAACTTTTTAACCCCCCGGTCCTTATAGGCCATCAGCGTTGCCTGATTCAGATAATGCATGGTTTCGGTCCTGACAAGCCGATACGAATTATAGAGACCATTGCTCATCATCCCATCAAGCTTCATCGCCATTTCAGTAATTGTTTTCCCAGAGCCGATGCCGTTTAATATAACAGAATTTAAGGACTGCGCCAGATTGTCCCGATTGCCCCACAGCCGATCCGAGAAGTTACCACCTCGCCATGGTTCTTTCAAAACACTTTTAAAGGTACCTGCCTTAAGCATCGTGAAGCTTTCTTCGCCGACAATTTCGGACGAAACTTTGTTATATAGCAAAGCCATTTCTTTTGACAGTTGATCATTAAAATCTTTTTCGATATTATTCCCAAGCTGGATAATGACCTGATCCATCTGTTTAAGCAATTTTGTTTGACGGGCATGATTATAAGCAGCAGTCCGGCTGGCATTGGTAGCTGCATCAAACTTGATCATTTCATTGTAGATATCCTCACGTGCTGCTTTATACATTTCGATCAGTTTCCGGTTTCTTTTTTCAATGTCGTTATAAGACTTCCAAATACTATTCGCGATCCGGTCTTTCCAATAATTACTCTGAGTTGCTGCCATTAGTGTTATCTCCGATCATCTGAACCTGATCCAGTTTTACAGTATCATTCTGCTCTTTCAGCTGCTCCAATTCCTTCTCAACATCATTAACCCATGGATGATTGGCAACTATTGTTTTATTAGACACAACACCCAATGAAGCCCCACAATTAGCAATACTTTCTGATTCATTGATTTTCATATCCCGGTTAAAAACAATATCAACTTCAACATTTTCATAACCGCCCTGGTTGATCTCATTCAGGTAGATATCTACAAAATAGAGCAGGTTTTCAAAGCCCATCTTGAATTCTGTTTCCAGCGCATTACATTTCAGATCTATTCCGGCATACATGAACTTAAGCGCCACGCCGCTGGGAGCACTGCCGAATTTATCCAGATCTTTATTGATGCTCTGGCCGTCCTCGATCAGATCCCGCTTCAGCTGTTCATAATGTTCCCGTAAAGCCGTAATATCCATGGTGGGTGTCAGTGTTTCCAGACCGCCACTTTCTTTATCGTCCAGGGGAATGGCCCGATCCTCATTGAGCACCCGCATAAATTCATGGAGATCTTGACCACCGTAACCATACAAAACAAAAATAAGGTTCTTCACTTCTTCCACGTAATTGGCAGCTTCAGATCTGGACTTATCATATTCATCAATCAATGGCTTTACAAAAGACAGATCCGACATTTCCACCCGGTTATTTTTGAATGGGATAAAGGGGACTTTCCCCCAGGATACCCACACATCATCCCGCTTAAAATGGGATATTGGACCCCCGGCGTCAATATCATTGGATTTATTGGCATTAAAAAACAGCGCATCATCCTGTAATGTATAGAATGTCACCCCGTCTTTTGTCCACATTTCCACATTTGTTATTGTGATCTTATTTGATCCCTTCCACTCGGTTGATTCATATACCCGGATCATGCCATCAAGTTCTTTGTGGCTGTTGTCCTTCCAGATGGGGATGCATTGTTCGGCCGGAATAATCAGAGTGTCAAACTCACCTTGTTCGTTGATGAAGGGTTGTAGCCAGGCAATCCCTTTGTTGCTGGCCTCGTATCCCAGACCAGATAAGGTGTAATTGAAATGCTTACCCAAAACATCTTTGATCTTTTCGGTATAGTTCTTATCCTCACAATCAATGGTATATGGTTTTGATAACAGATATCCGATCTTTTCATCAACCATCAACTTATATTTGCCGTGAGCCACTTTATTATTTGCTTTATAGCTTTCTTCAACCGGTATACCATCGATCATCCTGATTAACTTTCTTTTCAGGATATCCGGCTCGGCCTCATAATACCGCTGGCCGATGATCATCATTCGCCGCTTCTTCGATTGGCTGAACTCCTTAATCATTCCGATTGTCTGTTCATCTTGAATGGTATTGCTTTGTTTTATCTCCATAACGCCCGCTTTCACCCCCTTCTTAAGTGCTTTGAATATCTCTGACAGTTTCATGATTCACCCCCTTAAAATCAGCTCCTGAACGTTTTTAATCCTCCAAAACCTTTCAGGATCGTAAAACAGAAATAGCGAGTGGCATCCATTCCGTGATCATGATCTTTGACTGGTTTATCTTCTCCACTATCCGCCGCCTTAACATCCCAGATATAGTTTGAGAATTCCTTGATCGTTTCTTTGCATTCTGCCAGAAAGAAGATCTTACCGGTTTGAATGGCCGTTCCTGTTACTCTGATCCCGTTTAAAACATCATTCTTGGCCTTTTTGATACTCAGTCCACGCTTCTTAAGTTCTGCTATAAAGCTGGCCGCCGACGGGTCAATGATGATATATTTTGCGGATATTCCCTCAAGAAATACAATCAGATCATCAGCATATTCCTGGTCGGTCTTTTGCTTTAACTTGTCACGCCCGGAGTAATAATACTCCTTGCAGCAGTACCATTTCCCGCTGATGCCCTGGCACCATAACAAAAATACCGTGGCATTTTGAGTCCCATAATCACAGGAAACATATTTATTACCGGTTAGTTCTTCAGGAATAGCAGTTATCACATGCTTTTCAGGATCAAACATATCGTAAATGATCCCCTGAGCTACCGTCCAGAATCCCAGAATATACCGCTGGTAAAATACCCCGGTATACATGGCCCGATACCTGGCCTTAATCTTCTCAGATAAAGACAGGTTGTCATCCATCGTGAAATGTAGATAGAAAAGATTCTTTTGCTCTAACTGATCAATCCAATTGACCTTAAACCAATGGAAAGGACCATCAGGGTTGCAATTGAACCAATATTTTGATCCATCAACCGAACACCGCCCGGTCGCCTGATTCACAAAAGATTCCGGCATCAAAGCCACTTCATCAAAAAAAACGCCCGCCAACGTGATCCCCTGGATCAGGTCCTGCGATCGTTCATCCTTACCACCAAAAACATAAAAATAGTTTGTAACATCGCCCCGGGATACCGTGACTAGATTATCCGCCCGGTGATCCTGGACTTTATAACCACGAGACTTGAGCATCAACTTCAACCAGAATAAAACATTTCGCCTGAATGATCCAATGGTTTTTCCACACATCCCAAAGCTTTGATCACTGAAGGTCTCCATTGCCCAGATGACAAAGGATAATGACATTGACAGGGTTTTCCCCGACCGGATGGCGCCATCAGCAATAATCCCATCCTTTTCATGGACTGGGCTTTCAGGCATCCACCAGGTCAGAACCTTTTGCTGCTTCTTTGAAAACGGCTTAAACTTGAAGATTGCTTTCTTAATCGTCGCTATCATCAGCCCAAACCTCAGCAATATTTCCTTTTAGTGCTTCAATAAATCCATCATCCTCAAAGGTTTCTGATTCGCTGTTCATTCTTGCCACTTCACATTTCAGTTTATCAATGCGGACCCGCTGCTCTTCGGTTGCCATACTGGATCTTGTCAGTTCGTCATATTGTTTGATCATACTTTCAAGCGTCTTCATGGCCCGGGATTGCGCCTGCAAGAAGTTGGCATGTTTGTCCCAGGCTTGCTGGACTTCCCAGGTCTGGCTGCTGACTTTACCGGTGGAGTTTACAACCTGTTCAATGGTTTTATCTTCTTGATCCCGGACATACATCAGGTTTTGAGCCCGGATGATAGCAGCATATTGGAGTTGGATGTTGTCCCAAAGAAGATCGATGGGATCGGAATGCTCAATACAACCAATGATCTCCATGGTTTCAGACGGAAGCCATTTGGAAAAGAAGCCATGCTTTTCAGCCTTCTTATTTCCAGGTGGACCACCAGTTGAATTCTTATTTCCTGGCTGAGCCCCTCTCTTTTTCGCAACGTTGCGTTTTTTGTTTTGCAACGTTGCACTCCAACTATATCTTTTCTTCCAGCTGCGGATGGTACCTTCAGGGATTTGGAGAGCTGCCGCAATGTCCACCATCTTTTTGCCCTGGTCAAATAGTTCTTTTGCTTTTTCAATTTGTTCATTCGGTGCTCTTGGCAACTCTCACCACCTCTCATTCGTCGGTTTTGTGCATGAAAAAAGACACCCGTGGGTGTCGATAATTTTGCGTTTTGTAGAAATATTTATTAATTCATTACGGAAAATTTATAACATGGTACTTTATTTTCAGTCATAATATTTGATATTATCTTAGGGATATTTGTTTTTTCGAGTTCTTCAAAATCATTAAAATATCTTTGAGAGAATTTTAAAACAAATGAATTATTTTCATAGAAAATACGAACTTTGGGGCCATAATATGTTGCCAAATCATTTATTATTTTTTTGGGTTCGAATTCAGGTTCAAGAAAACTTTCAGATGATATTATTAGATCAGGGGATTTTAATATTACATTAAAATTGTTTGATCTGAATGTCTCTGAATAACTAGCCTGATTTCTTGAAAGCATATTGATTTTTCTATTTAAAAGATCGACAGAATTAACTAGGTTTTCAAGAACATCCGAATACTTTTTTTCCTCGTTAGGGACATCTGTTATTATGACCTCAGCAATATTATCTTTAATAGGATTGCTGATTATAGGATTTTCAAAATTTATCGCCTCAATTGCCTTTTTTAAATCGCGTTTTAAAGTATTAGCTCCAAGCATATCATTCGAATATGGAATTGTGTTATATGAGTTAATATCAAAAGGCAGGTTGTCAATTTCGCTCGTTATATGAATAATAGGTTTTCCTACTGCATGTCTTAATGCAATTTCATACATAACATTTGGATTCTGTTCTGTTAGATTTGCAATTACAAGATCTGCTTCGTATATACTTCTAACTATAGTTCTTACTAATGAACCGGAAATAGATGTTTCGTATACTGTTTCAGATCTTTGAAAATTTAATTGTTCTAAAACGGGGAAAATAGCTTCTTTTATAACTCCGTCAATATGTCTTCGTATTTCAGAATTTGTTCCGCCAACCGGAGTTATAATAAAACAAGTTTTTTTAGATTTTTCAGGTATTATAGCTTCTTGGACTTTAGCGCTCAAATCATCTCACCTCAATATATTTTTTATAATGATTATACGCCTGCATGAGAACAATTACAATGTACGAATCCCAAGAAAAAGACCCCCTCTCTGATTCCTGTATTAATAAACACTTAATTTCCTTATTTTATTTAATTTTTCACGTCTATCAATTTCATCATATAGACAATTGAGAATCAATAAATATTTCTTTTTTCGAAGTAAAACTCTCTTTTTCCTTGATGATAATTGATTTGATAATACGTCTGTTTTGTTAAAGAAAAAAATAAAAGCTAAACCCAAAGAAATGCAAACTATCACATATTTAGTAACAGCTGGATCCAAATTAGGAAATGTTTTAAATATCAATAATTTTTCAGGAAGTAAACTTGCATAAATACCCATGAAAGTTAAAAAACAAGCGCTTATTGTCATAGCACTATTGAAAAATTCACTTATTTGAGGTTTATATTCATTATCTTTATCAATTTTTCTTTCAATTAGGAAAATTATCTTTTTTAGATAAAAAATGCTATATTTCTCGTCTTTGAAGAATACTGAAAACTTTTCGAAAATCCTGTCATATTCAAAATATCTTGCACTTTCTTCTATTTCGAATTTCTTTTTAAACCAGCCAAACTTTTTAAAGAAAAATCCCTTGATTTTATGATCTTTTAAGAGCTTTTCCAATTCAGTATTATAATAAACCTTCTGCTTCTCAATAATTGCCATTTTCCCTCCATACAATATTATTTTGCCTTAATTAGTATGAAGTATTTTATACCATTTCACTTAAACTTTAATTGTTTTAATTGAAATTATTTCAAATCACCACTGATTTATTTTTTCCTATTCTAATAATAGCATACCTAAATTCCCCATTGGAACACATCTTACCAGCAAAACACCCGCATTTTACCCGCATGCACTTTCACGCATTGAAATCATGTCCAGTTGATCCAATGTCACTTCTATTTTCTTCTGGACCGTTCTTTCATCTAGTTCCGTTCTATCAGCAATTTCCCGCCAGGTCATTTTTCTAAAATACCGATCCTCAATAATACTTTTCAGTTCCGGTGACATCATTGGCATGAGCCGGTCTACCACTTCAATATCTGCCTCAGCCATCTTCTTTTTCCGCTGCAGTTCAAGAATCTCCTTGCCCTCTAAATGTCGGATAGCAGTCCGCTCCGTGCTGCTACCGCCACCATGAAAAATCGGGGTTAGTGACAACTGCTGGGTGTATGATGGGTCAATCTGTTCTCTAAGTAATTTGATCTCTCGATCAATAAAAATGATTAAAATCTTATTCTCATTATACCTTTCAAAAAAGCTTCTTACTTGCACGTATTCTCCCCCTTATGTTATAATTATTTAACTGGTATTCGGAAGAGAATACGCGAGAATGTTTCCTACTGCATTAGGAGCATTCTTTTTTTAATTCACTGGTTAGCCTGCTCCTTCTTCCCCTGGAACAACTTACACTTATTCCATTTGTGTGCCGTTGCAGAGGCTGAGCAATTATTGTTGAAATGCTTATGGTCGTAATACAGGCAGTTTACCTGCTTGCAATGGTCTTGTTTTTTACTTCTCATTGTTTCCCCTTCCCACAGAAAAACGCACAGATTAGTATATTTCCACCGTAATTCCAGTAACCCTCACAAATTAATTTCATCCCTTTAACCCCGCTTCATATTCCCGGTACATTTCAAACCAGGCTTCCGCCGGCATGATCACAACCCAGTCACAATTATTCTTTCGATGTGCCACAATTGGTAGTTTCTCACCAGAATCCCGAATAGCCTGATCCATAGCATCATACAGCTTCAGTTTTTCGGTTCGCTTGACCTCAATATGGACATTGGGCAGACCAACAACATCCTCTCCCTCAATGCCGCAAAATTGCTGGCCACGACGGCAATCATACCCGTTTTCCCGGCATAGTTTTGCAAACTCACGTTCGCCGGATGCTCCTTTACGCTTTGAATTAATTGGCATTATCGCACCTCAAGTAATTCGGGGTTGTCAAAAATATTTCCTACTACAACACACCAGTTGCCTAAAGCTTGTGGCTCGATCCCTTCATAATCAGCAAAGAACGATTCATCCTCAAAAACAACTGGGGCGCAGGTTCCATATTCATCAGAAACAATACTACCCTCAAAAATCTTCTTTCCATTCTTATCTTCTTCTCCTGTATATTGACCAACAGTTTTAGGAATTACCTCATAATCGTCAAGCTGTTCAAATATACTTTCAAAACTGTCATATTCCATTTTATCGTAATCTAAAATATAACAACAATTCTCATTATTATCGCGGTGATAAAATGCACCACTAAATAAATCACCTTCTACCCATTCTCCATTATCAATCCGCTTCCCGCGGAATAGTATTTCACGCACCTTTTTCAACCTCCTCAATTATTGCAAGCGCCATGTTTAGCCCTGACAGCTTGCCTCTAGCCTTGCCTGCCGAATAATTCATCTCACCATCCATAAATTCTTCGCGTTCTTCCATTTCTGCAAAACGATCGTCTATTTTGTCAGCTTCTTCTATTTCTGATTTCAATATTTGTTTTATTTTTTCAACCGTTAATGGCTTATTTTCCAAATCATCTAAGGTTATCCCTGCATCCTCATACATTTTGAGTCGCCCTCTTAATTCTACCGCTTGCACTGTCACCGTATATAAAATAGCCAGCTCGCAATCGCATTCCATGCAAGCACCTTCCATAAGATCTTCCGGTTCAACCTTGCATCCTTTTTCTTTTGCGCATTTCGATATATATTCGCAAAGATCAACATCTTCTTGCCCATCCGCATATCGCAGAGCCACTCGATTATCTTTTCCAAATGCATAATTCAGCATGGTTTCGGTGTTATTTTCCGGTTCATCTGTCGTTAATCGTGTTATTTTCATTGGATCTTTCATCACTCCACCTCGTTCTCCTTCAGAATCCGATCACACGCCCTGCCAAAAACCGCCATTATCTCCACATATTCTGCGTACGTCAAGCCCAGCCTCATGGTATGCACCACTTCTTGTAAATTTCTTGCTTCAACCACGCTGATCGTTTCCGATGCTGCCACTATATTTGGTTCATTCATTCCTTTTCCTCCATCCTCACAAATTGGATCTGCATCCCCATAGCACCCAGTATTTTACCGAGAATCACTATTTGCGGATCTCTTTTCCCGTTCTCGTAATTACTGACAGCACGGCCAGTTATCCCCGCCTCTTGAGCGAGTTGCTCCTGGGATAATCCGCACCGTTTACGCTCTTGCTTGATTAATTCACCGATGTTCATGTCATGCTCCAATCCCTTCCCCTAATTTTAAAATCGTGTCTTTAATCGAATCTGGTAGGGCCCGATATTCATAGTCTAGTTCCTGCCTTTTTCTGAATGTCCTAACAAAATGTGACTGGATCACACTCTGGACCGAGTCAATTGGCATCCCAGACCAGCTCTGAAGCATTTCCGGCGATCCAACACATTTTCTGATCATAGGCGGCAGCTTCTGGTATTCTTCCTGTGCATGCCAAGCTGAATTTTTAATCGCTTTATAGACATATTCCCATGCTTCCATTTCGGTCATTTCAGGTCCGGATTCCATTTTGATTATGAGGTCCCTTACAAACCCAACAGAAGGCGAGAAATTGGTTTTGTTTGTACAAAGGATGTAATCAACAGCTTTATTTGCCATGGCATAATCCTTGTCTTTCAAAACCCGATACCATGATGCGGCGATGGCTTTTTTTGCCTCTTCGTTCTCTTCAGCTCTTTTAAAACTCGCCGGATAATTGACTTCCAGAACTGACAATATTTTTAAAACTTCCTCTGGTTTCATTCTTCCTCCATTTCTCCCAACAGACTCATGAATGATCCGCCGGCAACCGTCTTTTTAGTATTTTTATCTGCATATTTCGTATTCTCAGGATAAACCGATTTCCAGCTGTTCATGATGGCATCTTCCAAAGAGAGTTTTTTCACGTCATCCGGATAATCATTAAGCTTATTAACCAGTAATTTAATGGCATGCTCTGTATTTTTACATTTCAGCGTTTTCCTTAATTCAAGAAATTCTAAAAATAGAGCATTCACCTCACAGTTATCAAAATAATTACCGGAGCTTGCGACGCCTATATTCTTTTCTTTACTTTTCTCTACTCTACTTTTCTCTACTTTACTTTGTGTATTATCGGGTTGATTTATTGAGTTATCCGGTCGATTAACCTCGTTTTTCGGTCGATTAATAAAGTTAATTAAAATTGGATGCCTTGAAGAAAGCTCCTTCATTTCATTTTCCGAAAGAAGCCAGTAATCATAATTAATATTCGCTGTCTTACGATCCACAGTCGCCCCATAATACGTGCGCTGTGCCCGTCGAGAAGTAATTATAGTTCTGGAAATGAAATGATCCTCGTCAAATAGTCCACAGGCCACCAAATCCTCGATAACACTCTCTACAGTTTCAACGTCCGGCTGGTACTTCCCCTGAAGGTTTTCGCATACTTCCCAGAGGACGTCTTCTTTGTTTTCTCCAAAGTAATCAATGTAATATCCCTTGTCTTTGTAAAGAATACAAAGTAGAGAAATATAAACCATCACCGCCGTTGGTCCATATTTAATCTTTACACGGCGCAGTTTACGATCTTTTATTAAATCGACGTCAAAAGGGAAATAATCGATTCCTTCCTTTATCGGTCTGGCCACTTGCTCACCTCCGTACCTTCCAGGGCTTGTTACAGCCCCGGTCCTTTCGTTGGTTTAATAGAATACTGGTGTATTTTTATAAAAAAGCAATCAGAATGAAATACTTATTCATTCTCGGCTACCTTTTTCTAATTGAAAAAGTCGTCATCATCTTCAACCTGAGCACCTTCAACGACTTTCGGTTCTTCGATTTTTTCAGGATCAACCTCTGAATACTCGGTATTCTCAACATACTCAACACCATTATCCGAAATAACGCCCATATCCGATTCCTGGGCCTTTTGCATCTCAATTGACATAATCCCCCACTTCGAAATTAACTGTCTCAGCATCGTTTTATAAGCCATACCATCGAAATCTTTTTCCCAGAACGTATAACCCTTTTTAGCTTTGTAGCCCATCGAGTATTTCAATGCATGGCATTCCATCTTTTTCTTTGACCAGTAGATTGCTTTCTTGAACCCATTTTCATACTCAAACATGGCATAATAACCGATTGTTGGTGTGTTTTCGCGTTCTTCTTCATCGTCAATAAGTTGAACTTCAATTTCTTCTTCAAGCGGATTAAAATTGATTAATTCCCCTTCTTTGATTGCCAGAACGTTTAATTTTCTGTAGTATCCCGAGCGTACCGCCAATTGAATGTATCCCTTGTAACCGAGTTGGAATTGAGCAACTTTGCACTTTCGTTTATTATCGTTGAATGGCACCATATAGTATTGACCAAGTTGTGGACTTGGCGAGAGTCGCAGGCTTTCCCCCAGCATCGCAGCGCTTAGAATAGATCCTTGATCACATTCTGCCAACGCCGGGTTGGTGCTGACCGCAGATATAATCGATGTGATAAACCGTTGGCCATCTTTCCCACCGACAACCTCATTTATTTTTCGCTTCACACCTTCACCAGTCATAAAATTTGAAAATGTATTCTTTTTTGTCTTTTGAAGACTGTTTGAAACTGCCATTATTCAACCCTCCCATATCTAATATTGTTATCTTTCAAAAATGCTTTCAGTAATTTCTTTTGCTCAGGCGTTACATATACTCTGAAATCAAGTGTTTGGAGCTGCTGTTCCCATTCCGGATCCGGAACACTTGATTTTTCAGTTTCCCATTCAGCAGCATCAACAATGTTCATTTGCCCTGGGATCACCTCAGCTGTTTCCGCATCAACCGCAGAATTCTGGACACGATCAAAAGCTGCTCTTTGAGATTCCCGCTGCTGTTCTTTAATTTGCTGCTGTCTTTCGTATTCAGAAATTTTCATGATCCGGTCTTCCCATCGCGCTTTTTCTTTCATTGCATCGGCAATGGAGAAGTTTTCAAGGTATTTGTCAAGCATCTGTTGTTCGCATTCCATTTCAAGGCCTTTGATCACAGCAATATCGTTCTGAATCGTTTCAATAATTGCAGTAATTTCTTTCTTGATTGCCGACATTCGTTCGCTGGAATTCAGCCATTTTTCAACATGAATCTTTTCATACGGCACCAGATTTGCCAAATCTCCGACCGCTTCCTTGAAGTAGGCAACAATTTCAGCCTGCTTATCATCTTTTAGTTTTCGCTCATAGGCTTTGACCTGTTTATCAATTGCCTGAATCGGCTCATCAATCATACCGATCAGGATTTTTACCTTATTTTCAAACTCAATGTAAGGTACGTTCCATTCCTTCTTGATTTCTTTTCGTTTCCCGTCAATCGTATCTTTTAGAGCATTAAGTTTTGCCCTGTCAGCTTTTGCCTCTTTGGTTGCATCTTCAGTAACGACAATGTTTTGATATTTGCCGAGGCTAACTTCAAGTTCCTGCTTTAATTGGTCAAAGTTAAATCCAACCGCCTGGGGGATTATGTCCTTGACTTCTTTCTCTAATATAAATTCCATGCTTACCTCCTATATTTCCGGCAAAATTAATGCCGGTTTCACTCTTTTCTGTACCTGGTCCCAAAACTTAATTTCTGCTTCCAGAAGGTATTCCATATCCTCCAGAACATCTTTACGTTCAATAAAATAATGTCTTGTAGTTAGTTTTACATCCTCAAATCCATGTTTAATTTGGGCTTTCAGAATGACAAAATCGAACCCAGTTGCAATGAGCTGATGCAAGCATTGGATGTAATAATTATCTGGGATGCCATCTTTCCATTTCCCCCATTGCATGGGATTTATGATTTCTGTCGTTTTAATTTCAAGCACCCCGTTCCGATCTCCTTCCATCCATCCGTCCAACGTAGCAAAAACAAAGGGATACTTTTCGTTACGGAACATCCTGAATTCATCATATTTGACATCATATTCAGGAAAATCCAATTTAAACAGTGCTCTCAGAAGGGGTTCTGCATCGTTTCCGTATTTAACAACTGGTTTATCGCTAATATCTTCAGGTTCCACTTCACCGGTCTTTTCCTCCCAAAGCTGGATATTTGTTTTCCATGGGTTCAAGCCGATAACTGCAGCGGCTTCTGATGCTCCAATTCCTTGTTTTCTCGCTTCAAGCCACTGTTTTCGATTCATGCTGATTCCCTCTCTTTATATTCATCATATAAGCGGTCGGGATCCGGACCAGCATTCTTTTTCTCCTCGGCGGCCCATTCCCAAGCATCAACCTTCTTAATACAATGGTCACAACCAACAATATCACCATTGATCGAGTAAAGTATTTCTTCGCATTCATCACCACAAACGGGGCATTCAGGATAATCTGGCTCTGGAGGATCCGGACCGTATAAACTTTCTAAGCTCATTTTGCCACCGCCCATTCAATCGCCTTGTAAACATCATGACAATGTTCTTTATTGACATAGAAAACATGATTGCCGCCGAATAATTCTCTAAACATGATTTCTTTCGCACCTAGTCGATTGCAATAATAGATGTAGCCGCTTCTTTTGATGTCATTAAAGCAATTCATATTCAGGATCTCGATCACACGCTGAGTAGAATATTGCACTCTTGACATTTGACTAATTTTTCGATTTTCCAACTGTAATTCCATGTTTCTACCTCACCTCTCTGCGATTCTCGATATTAACTACCTTACGATGCTCCTGCTTCGTCGGAGCTTTCATCCCACTCACAGTCTCTAATTCTTCAATGACCTCATCCAAAATTGATAAAACGCCTTTGTTATAGCTATTTCTTAAAAGGTCCCAGGTATTTGTATTCGCCTCAATGGCTTCTTTTTTACCAGCCAACTTGCATAATAAATTTTGCATATCCATTTTTCATTCTCCTAAAAAAATTCCTCCGGTTGATAAAAGAGGCGGCCAGGAGGTTGAAACCGCCCCTTGCATCCCACAATCTATTGTGGTAAACTTGTGTAAAGAAATTTGCATATCCAGTTTAGAGAGCACCTGCGCCAACAGGTGTTTTTTCTTTTTTGCGCTATAATCATTTGTCTCACCTTCTATAGCTTCCTTAATTTTTCAAGATTCTCCGGATTTTCAAGCCACTCATCAAGAAGTTTTTCATTAATCAGCTCCTTGTTTGTTAAAGTGAACTGGATCGGTGACGGAATAATCCGTTTATTGATGATCGATCTAATGACCGGATATGACCGATGCAGTTTATCACAAAGCCCATAACTGTCTAAAAGAACTGTTCCTTTTGGCATCTCAATCGATGTAAGGATGGTATCAATTTTATTTTCCAGGCGTGAAAGCCGTTCTTCTGTTGTCATATAATATCCTCCGACTTCGCTGCTTAACCCCAAATCTGGAACTGATCAGCTTCTCTGCGAGCGATTCTTCTTTCATTAACTTTCGTCCTCTTTGTTGCGTTTGTCAGTTTTGGGGGCGTTTTTTCAAGGGTTGAAAACGCAAGGCTCATGCTGGCCATGGCGCTTTCCATCAATTCCTTGAGAAATGATCCGGCTATCTCAGATTCATGCTCATCGATCTCATTATCGAGAATCACTTTCCGCATTCCCCCTTCCAGCTCATGCACGTCCTCATGCTCTACCTGATAATTAATAAATGCCATTGGCAGATCCAGAAGCTCGATGTTTGAAAAAATCGATCTGAAAATAAGGTTCGTCTCATTGAGAAACAGAATTTTCAGATAATCACTTTTGTAGAGTTCTGCCATTTGTAAAACTGTTTCCTCTGGGGGAAGGTGCCGCCGCACTTCCAATGAATACGTCTCGTAATTTGACAAAGTGTGGATTGATAAATTCAACTCACTGGCCGCTTCTTCTTGGGTATATCCGGCACGCTCTCTGAACATCTTTAAGACGCCTTTGCATCTTTCGTTCATTTCTTTTTTCTCCTTTCGATATATAATTTTGTTGTAGAAACATTTCCCAGACCCTTCTCTCTCCAACTCACACCCCCTTTCATTGCTACTCCACGCATAATTCTTGCTTAACCGCTATCTCGCTCACGGCCTGCTCCGCAAATAGCGGGCCGTTTCCCCTTCAGACAACCTTGAACGTCACTTCATGCCCTGGATTTTCTTTGACCAGCAACTTTTTACATTCATCCACAGTCATGTTGTTGTCCAACGCTGCCTGAATAACTTCAACCAGCTTCTTGCCATCGAGATATGCCCAGATTTTCTTTTGCTTTCGTTTCATGTTTTTGCCTCCAAACTGGCTTTTATTAATACTGAAGTTTTCCATTATTTTCGGTTAACTTTGCACATTTTCCTAACCCGCCATTCTCTCTTGGGAGTGCCTGGAATCTGTCTCTATAAACACATTTGTCAGCCAATTCACATTTCCAACATTCACATTTACGGTCCTTGTTTTCATAAATTTCTTCCATCTTTCTCACCTCCTAACTGGCTTTTGGCTCATTATCTCCTTCATTATCTGATTCAGACAATTGATAGTCAAAAAAAAGGTCATCTAAAGTTGTTCCAAGCTTATCTGCAATTTTTATTGCTTCTTCTAAAGTAATTTTTACAGCACCAGATTCTTTTTTATAATATGCCGCCTTCGTCTTTAATCCAAGTAATTTTGCCATTTCTAAGGCCGTCACATCTTTTTTGATCCGTTGATTTCTAAGATTCTCTAACACCTCACTCCCTCCTTTCAATTATCTTATTTGGATAATTGAATTATATTATCTTATTTGGAAAATGTCAACGTATTTTTTAATAAATTTATCTGATTTAGATATCCGTTTGATTATCCAAATCAGATACTCTATAATTAAGAGTGTAGGAGGTGTTATCTGTTGAATAGAATAAGATCACTAAGAGAAAATATGGGTTGGACTCAAGCTGAACTTGGGGAAAAGTTAAGTGTCAAGGCAGCCGCTATATCTAAATATGAAAAAGGTGATGTATCATTAACTGATGAAACACTACGACAGCTATCCAGTATTTTCAACACTTCAGTTGATTTTATTATCTGCGTTTCAGACGATTCTACTCCGATCCGCAACGTCAATCAGGATCTGATCGATGACCAAGACGTAGAATCTCAATGGCATGCTTTTGTGGATGAATATTCAAAGGGAACTTCCATGTTTTATCAATATGAAAACGTCAGCGATGAACAGAAACTGTTGATCATGGAAGAATACAAAGAAAAGCTGGAAAAGAAAAAGAAGAAAGTTTTGAAATTTATGGACTTCTCAGATGAAGTCATCGATGAAGCATTGAATTTTGCAGCATACAATGAAGAACAACGAAAGAAAAAAGGTGACATTTAAGGCAGGCTTAGTTAAGTCTGCTTTTATTTTATATAAAGCAAAAATATGAGGGAGGAAGAATTTGTGAGAGAGAGTATTCAAAAGTGTTTTGTTTTGATGATGGCTCTATTTCTGGTGATCGGAATGGTGCCTGAAAGCGTATCAGCTGCAAGCACCCCAGGAGTCAGCTACCAGACGCATATCGAAAACATCGGATGGGAAGCCGATGCAGGAATTGGGTTAAGAAGTAACGGCGAAGCGAGCGGCACGTTTGCCAGAAGTCTGCGGCTTGAAGGTATAAAGATCAATCTTGATAATCAAGGCTATGATCTTGGCATCGCCTATCAGACGCATATCGAAAACATTGGCTGGGAAGCTGATGCAGGCAGAGGCTGGAAAAGCAACGGAGATATGAGCGGAACGTCGCATCAATCCCTGCGCCTAGAAGCCATTCAAATCAAACTGACTGGTGCAGACGCTAGCAAATTCGATATCTATTACCAAGTTCATGCAGAAAATTTTGGATGGCTTGGATGGGCAAAGAATGGCGAGAGCGCTGGAACAGCCGGGTATAGTTACCGCCTTGAAGCCATACGAATTCAAATCGTACCAAAAGGACAAGGTGCCCCAACTTCAACAACAGCGCTGCCATTCTACGACAAGAACGCTCCGATTGTTAATCCAACTACACCAACAACAGATGGGATTCTAAAGGTCAGCTACATTGATGTCGGTCAAGCAGATAGCATTCTGATCCAGCAAGGCGACCATGCAATGCTGATTGATGCTGGAAATAATGCTGATGGTCAAACAGTTAAAAATTATATAACGAATCAAGGTGTTTCTGTTTTAGATTATGCAATCTGTACGCATCCCCATGAAGACCACATCGGAGCCATGGATTACATCGTCAATAGTTTTAAGATTGGCAAGATTTATCTGCCAGAAGCTATGGCCACAACACAGACTTATAAGGATCTATTAACTGCAGTTGTAAATAAAGGTATGCAATTTACATCTCCGGTTCCTGGCTCAAGTTTCAAACTGGGTGATGCGACCTGCACAATTCTTGGACCGATTAATTGGTCTCAAGACGATCTTAATACGAGTTCAATTGTTTTAAAAGTCGTTTACGGAAATAATAGTTTCTTATTTACTGGAGACGCTCAGGTGAGTAATGAGCAGGATATGATCAATGCAGGATATGATTTATCTGCTGATGTTTTAAAAGTCGGCCATCACGGCAGTAATACATCTACCAGCCAGGCCTTTTTAGATGCCGTGAAGCCATCATATGCTGTAATCAGCGTTGGCGCCGGAAATGATTATGGTCATCCAACCGAAGCGGTCTTGAACAGAATTAATAGCAACGGGATCAAACTTTTCAGAACTGATCTTAATGGAACAATCGTGGCAACCAGTGATGGAAGCAATATTACATTTAATGTAAATCCAACGAATTCCGCTCAGGTGGATCCGACTCCTACAGATCCGACTCCTGTAACACCGACACCAACTCCTACTCCAACACCTGTAAACCCACAGGATTACACCGTTTATAAAACAGCAACAGGCACAAAATATCATAAGGCAGGTTGTTCTTATCTGTCTAAAAGCAGTATCCCATTGTTGAAATCTGAAGCTGTTGCCGCAGGTTTGACGCCTTGCAGCAAGTGTAATCCATAGAAAGCAAGAGGAATATGCAATGGAAAACAAATCAGAATTTTATAAAGAAACTTGGTTTATGTGGGCTTCATTGGTCATTTTTGCACCTGTAGGGATATTTCTAATGTGGAAATATAGTCAGCTCAAAGAAAATGCGAAAATTATTCTATCAGTTGTTTTTTCCGTTATTTTTGTCATGATCTGGGTGCCGAGTTGTGTCGGACTTGGGAACAATAATAGCGAGAAAAAAGCTGAACAACAACTATCTGACAATAAACAAATTGTTCAGGAGGTTGAAAAAAAGATCAATACAATTGGTGATCCAAAAACTGTAACTATCGACAAATCTCAAACTGTTAATGATGCAAAAACAGCATATAATGAATTAACCAATGAACAAAAAGGGATGGTTTCTTACAGTTCATTAAAAATTTTGGTAATTGCTGACGACAACATAACAACTCTGGAAAGTAAGGCCACCGCGGATAAAGCGGCAGCAGACAAGGCAGCAGCAGATAAAGCGGCTGCTGAAAAGGCCGCGGCAGATCAAGCCGCAGCAGACAAAGTTGCAGCAGACAAAGCAGCAGCTGAACAGGCCGCGGCAGATCAAGCCGCAGCACAAGCGTCTCAAAATACAGCATCTGTTTCGAGTTCATCTTCCGCAAGCCAATCAAGTTCGGAGACAACTGAAACAACCGTTTATATTACAAATACTGGTGAAAAATATCACACGAGCGGATGTTCATCACTAAGTAAGAGTAAAATTCCAATTGATTTAGCAAAAGCTAAAGCCGAAGGGTACACTGCTTGTTCAAAATGTCATCCGCCACAATAAGAAGGTGAAAAATGAAATTAATTATTGATCGTTTTGAAGGTGAGTATGCTGTCTGTGAAAAAGGTAATCGTGAAATGATTGATATTCCCAAAAAAGATATCCCCAGTGAAGCGAAAGAGGGCGATGTGCTAATTGTGGATGGCAAGATAATTACCATTGATCATGAATCAACTAAAAAAAGAAAACAGGAAATTGCAGAGCTTTCAAAAGGGCTCTGGAAATAATTTAAAAATCTTCAAAGGGAGGCGACTCATCCTCCCTTCCTTTCCATTTTTCCAAATCCTCATCAATCTATTTTTATTATAATATAACCACAAACTATAATTTATCATGCCTAAAAATCTAAGATAATCATAAATTACAATATTTTACCCCACTTTATCAGAACATACGTTCTTTTTCTATGTTATAATAAGCAAACGCTCTTTTTAAGGAGGCTTAATATGTACGAAACACCGAAAAAGAAATCACTCTTTCTTCACAGGAAATATGAACTTTCTACTTTGCCAATCCCCATTTGGGAACTTGAACAGATGATCATTGATCGTGGCTTTGATGTTTGCATTTCCAAAAAATCAAAAGCATCATTCATTCTAAATACAACTGTTTTTGTTCCAAAGCTCTCTGATTCTCATATCCGGTTTTGTTTAAGCCATGAACTTGGCCATATTATCGGTAATCATTATGACATTTACAGTGTCGATAAATACGCAAGAACTAAGTACGAAGCTCAGGCAAATGCCTTTGCCCTATATTTAATCATGCCCTGCCCTTGTTTTGAATACGATCTTGAGCAGATGGATGAATGGGATCTCGCTGAAAAGTATGGCATCCCGGTAGAGTATATTCGCCGTCGATTTAAACTTTACCGAAATGCTGCTGAAATTTTTAATTAGTATTAAGGAGAATTCAAATGAAAATTAGTAAACGCGCTGATGGTCGTTTCGGAACTCAGATCCGCACGCCAGATGGAACCTATAAAACGGTCTATGGCAAAACTAGTAAAGAATGCCGCCAAAAGGCATATGACCTGGTAGCCCAGATTGAAGCTGGAACTTATGTCAAGTCTAATAAAACTTTGTTTTCACAGTGGGCCAAGGATTGGGAAAAAAGTTATCTTGTCGGTATAAAAGGATCAACCAAGCTGAGTTACCAAAATCACATAAAAAATCATATTAAACCGGAGTTTGGGAATACCCCTATTCAAAGCATTGAAAAGAAAGATGTCCAGGCGTTTTTCACAAAATTGTTGAATGAAAAAGAATTGTCGCCAAAAACAATCAAAAATATCCATGGAACATTGCATAAATGCTTCGACGACGCTATTACGGCGGGATTAATTAAAACAAACCCATCTAATGACGCAACTCTTCCTAAACGCTCTAAGCCGGAAATATATCCTTTATCGGAAACTGATGTTCCAGTGTTTTTAAGTGCCGCGAAAACAGACAAGTACGATAATACTTATAAGTTTTTGCTTTTAACTGGATTGCGGGCCTGTGAATTAACTGGGCTAACTTACGATCGTATCGATTTTAATAATAATCGCATGCTTATTGACCGTCAATTACACTCGGTGTGCCCGGTTACATTCACACCACCAAAACATGATAAAATTCGAACTGTTCCACTCCCTCAAAATGCGATCGACATTATTAAGCTTCAGCGAATTGAACAGGCAAAACTTAAACTTATGACCGGCATGCAAAATTATAATCCTTATGGGTTTGTATTTACCGAGGGAGATGGCCGGCCGTACCGGGCAAAGACTGTTTTGGCGCACTTGAAAGCTGTCGCGTCGCGTGCCGGTTTTCCGAAACTTCGTCTTCATGATCTGCGGCACACCTACGCCGTGCTATCCTTGCAAGCTGGCGTTGACATAAAAACCGTCCAGGAAAACCTCGGTCATCACTCTGCTGCCTTTACTTTGGACCAGTATGCTTTTGTTACTGACGGTATGTTGCAGAGCGCAGCGGATAAAATTGATAACATTTATATGTCAATATCTATGTCAAAAGAATGAAATTTGATTTTTAGCATTAAAAAAACGGCTTTGTATAGCCGTTTCTAAAATTCTTTATTGGTGCGAGGAAAGGGACTTGAACCC